AAAGCGACCCTGGGCGCTGCGGCCTCACTCATGGCGTGGCGCTACGAAAAACTGCCCTGTCTGTTCTGCAGGCAGGCCATAGGGAACCTGGACGCTCTGTATTTCAGCGAGGGGGCCTATCAGGTGGTCAATAGAAACGGAGAGAATCATGCAGCATGCCGCAAATGCCTGAAAGCGGTTTGCACGCTAGAAAGAAGATTTTGGGATGATCTCCTGCAGTACACGGGTGATCAGGTTGAGCGCATGAGCGGAAAGAAACTGGAGGATTTGAACGTGCGGTGCAAACTCTGCGGAGCCGGGGTGAGCGACATTGAGAAGCAGTGGAAGAAGCTCACTAAGAGACCCTTCTACTATTATCGGAACCGTTGGCGCACGCGTTGCTACGACTGCAGAGTGGGCGATGCGGCTTTGTGAGCCACGTCCATCGCCCTCTTTTGCGGTTCGCAACGACGAGGGATCCGACGACGAGCACCCCGTCCTCGAAGACCCTAGGCAGGCTTACAGGGTCTTGGCAACCTGTCACATTTGCGGTGGAGGCGTCCGGATCGTTTTCTGGTGCCTGAGATTAGACATCCGCGTGATACAGACCTTGCTGACAACATCTCTGTCCCTTATATGCCCCAGCTGCGCAGCGGCGCAGGGATATCATGGACCCTAACCCAGGTACCTCTAATGGGGGCGTTGGAGTCGAGTTTCTCGATCTAGAGGCCGAATGTAGTGCAGGCAGCAGTAGTGGTGACAGTAGTGAATGCGGGGAAGACGGGGTAGACCTGTTAGATGATGCTCTTGCGGTTCAGGGGAATTCCCTAAACCTGTTTCGGTTGCAAGAGCAAGAGGAGGATGAGCAGCTGCTGCAAACCTTAAAGCGAAAATACTTGCCTCGCAGCAGCGCGGATAACAGGCAGCTTTCTGTTAGCCCAGAGGCGTCGCAGCGTAGCCAAGGGGCTACGGTGCCCGCTAAGCGAAGGCTCTTCTCAACCCAGGAGGAGGACAGCGGGGTCGACCTTTGCTCGCACCATGAAACTTTTAATTCTAACAGCCAGACATTGTCACAGGTACCCAGGACCTCGACCCCGGGCGGGAGAGGCAGGGATGGAAGGGGGGGTGCTTTGCGTGACATCACAGCGCAGCACAATGGACAGGCCGCTTTTGCTGGGGACATTTTGCGGGCCAATAATCGCCGCGCGGCGATGCTTTCACGATTCAAGGATTCCTTTTCCATCCCATACACGGAGATCACACGCAGTTTTAAAAGCGACAAAACGGTGTGCTCCGACTGGGTACTCTGCGTTTTTCAGGCCCGGGAACCGTTTCTTGAGACCGCAAAGGAGCAGCTCAAAAGCTCCTGTGAGTACTTTCAGGTGACCTGCCGTCCAGAGGCACGGGGACCTTTAGTTTTGCTGTTGTGCCGGTTTGCGGTGCAAAAAAGCAGAGAAACGGTAATGAACTTTGCAAAGACCGCCTTCGGTGTGCACCCTTTGCAAATAATGGCGGATCCTCCGCGCCTGCGCAGTGCCCTTGTGGCATTGTTCTGGTTTCGGAACGGGCTGTCCAACTGCACGGTGACCCACGGCACCGCGCCAGAGTGGCTGCGCAGGCAGACTCAGCTGAGCCATGCAGCTGAGTGCGATGCCTCTCGCTTTGACTTCAGCACTCTTGTGCAGTGGGCCTTCGATCAAGGCCTCACAGAAGAGGCAAAGATTGCTTACGGGTATGCGCGCCATGCAGAGATCGATAGCAATGCTGCGGCATGGTTGGGCTGCGCCAATCAAGCCAAGCATGTGCGAGATGCCGCCTGCATGGTGCGTTACTATATGAAGGCAAGGATGCAGGAGATGGACATGTCTGCTTGGCTACGCTTTCGTGCCCAGCAGGTGGGCGAGGGTGATTGGCGCCCCATTGTTTCCTTTTTAAAGTGCCAGGGTGTCAGCATGGTCAGTTTCATCGGCGCCCTCAAAAACATGCTTGCTGGAATACCCAAAAAAACCTGCCTCGCATTCTGGGGGCCTCCAAATACTGGCAAGACGCAGTTTGCAATGAGCTTGCTGCAATTCTTTGGGGGGCGGGTCATTTCTTACTTTAATAAGTCCAGTCCCTTTTGGCTCAGTCCGTTGGCTGAAACGAAAATGGCCCTTCTGGATGACGCCACTCACCCAGCATGGGACTACTTCGACATGTATCTCAGAAATGCGCTAGATGGGAACCCTGTGTGTATAGACCTAAAATTTAAGGCGCCTCTGCAGGTGCGCTGCCCCCCAATTCTAGTCACTACCAATGTAGATGTTGAGGCCACTCCTAAGTACGCATACCTAAAAAGCAGGATAACGTTCTTTAAGTTTGGGACAGAGTTCACCTTTGACGAAAACGGGCACCCCGTGCACGCATTAACTGTTGAAAATTGGAATTCCTTTTTTAAAAGGTTGTGGACCAGATTAGGACTGCAACAGGAGGAGGTGCAGGGAGAGGACGATGGCGAAGCTTCTCAGCCATTTAGATGCACTTTCAGAAAGGCAAATGACTTTACTTGAAAAAGGGAGCACCAGCTTGGCTTGCCACCTGGAGTACTGGGGTCTGCAACGCAGAGAGAATATGGTCATGTACGCTGCCCGGCAAAAGGGTATGTGCAGGGTTGGCCACATCCCTTTCCCCAGCATGGTCAGCTGTGCAGCAAAGGCCAGAGAGGCAATCGAGATGGAACTGCAGCTGGCCAGTCTCCTGCAAACAGAATTTGGCAACCAACCGTGGACACTTGCAGAGACCAGTTATGAACTTTTCAAAACCAAGCCACGTGATACTTTTAAAAGGGGTGGGTATCTGGCAGAGGTGTTCTTTGATGGCGTGCCTGAAAACGCAATGTGGTATCCAGGGTGGAGAGCCATCATCTATGAGGGCGCGGATGGAGAGTGGCATTTAGGGCCTGGGGAGTGCGATGCACAAGGGTTGTACTTTGTGAGAGACGGTGAAAAGCATTACTATACGCTTTTCGGGGACGACGCCGCGCGGTTTGGCACGACTGGCACCTGGAAGGTTCGGTGCCAAGATGAAACTTACCAGTACCCTTCTGTTAGCAGCACCACCGACGGAGACCCCGAGGACGCCCCAGACGGAGCTGCAGGGGGGCCCGCCGCCTCCCCTCGACCTGCAGCCGGGCCCGCAGAGCCCGGCAGTCCAGTTACCGGAAACGCTCCAGCAGTTCCTGAGGAACAGCCACATTTGGGGGGGCGACGTGTGGCCTCGCCGGGGCGGAGGGTACACCCGCCAACAAGGTACCAGCCTACTGAGTACCCAAGCAGCTTGCTTGGGGCACTCGGGAGCCCCCCCCTGCAAACCGGGCCTGGATGGAGGGGCCTCGGGGGAGTGGAACCTGCCGCCTCCCCCGGCAGCCCTGCGCGCCAGGCTTCGCCAGACTCGTCTCCGCAACCGCCGCCGCCTCAGGCGTTGCCTCGAGCTGCTGAGAGCGGACCTGGAGGAGCTGCGGTTCTGGGTAACCGTGGGCCTGCTGTAGAGGACGGACATGTGTACTTGATGCTCACTGGGTCGGCGGCAAAGCTGAAAACATGGCGCTGGCGCTTGCACAAACACCATAGGCGCTATTTCGGGCGCATCTCGAGCACCTTTTGGTGGACCACAGGTTCCAGGAATACGGGCAAGTGCGTGGACGCACGTGTCATTATCACGTTTCGAGGATCAGCGATGAGAGAGACTTTCCTGCACAGGGTCTCAGTGCCTCCAGGGGTGACGGCAGAGCCCTTCTTGGCATAGGCAAGGACAGTGGACATGACTGTGCTTTTGTGGGACCTGGAAGGCACACAGCCCTTTCTCGGACTGCTGTTTGTGGCGCTGTTTGTTTTGACTTTGGTGCTGCAGGCGGAGTTCCTGCTGATAGCTGGTGTGATGTTCTTTGTAGAATGAGAGCTGTTGTATTGTTTTTTGCAGAATAAAGTTTCTTTGTTAACGCCTGTTTGCACTATGGAAGCGCAACCTCCGCTCAAACGCCGCAAGAGGGCGTCTGTGGAGAACCTTTACCGCAGCTGCAAGCTGGGGGGAGACTGCCCAGCAGATGTGGTGCCGAAAGTGGAAGGGGACACCCCTGCAGATAGGATTCTAAAGTGGCTCAGTTCTTTCCTGTTTTTCGGGAACTTAGGGATCAGCTCCACTGGGCGCGGCGTGGGAGGCTTCCGTCCCTTAGGAGGGGGCGCACACGCTGCTGAGGGGGGCAGTGTGCGCGTGGGCACACCCATCTCCACTGTCGAGGTGGGCAGCGCAGTGGACTCCGTAGGGCCTTTAGAACTAGCGCCCATCGATGGCGTGACACCCACCTCCCCTGCGGTTGTTTCCATGGGGGAAGGTGTTGGAGAGGCCGTGGACGTGTTTGCCGAGGTGACCCCACCTGTGGGTGGCGCCACAATCGGGTCAGAGGTCAACAGCGCTGGCGTTGGTGAACCAGCGATCCTAGACGTGTCAGCGGAGGTCGTGCCCAAGTTACGGGCGGCAGTCACCAGCACTGAGTTTCACAACCCTGCCTTTCAGGTGGAATTTAGGTCGGTGGGGACCGGAGAAACTTCCGGGTCTGAGCAAGCGTACTGGTTTGGTCACGCGGGGGGCCATGCAGTGGGAGAGGCAGGGGAAAGCATTGAGCTGGTAGACCTGAACTACCGAGGCCCGAAGACAAGCACCCCCTCTGCAGAGGTGGTGTCAGAACCACGCCTCTGGGGTCGCCGGTTTCAGCAAGTGCGAGTCCAACAACCTGAGTTTGTAACGGCGCCACAAACACTAGTAGAGTTTGGGTTTTCCAATCCAGCCTATGATCCCGAGGGTTCTCTGCTCTTCACCTATAACGAGAGTGCCCCTTCTGCAGCACCTAGCTCCCCCTTCCAGGACATTGCCTACTTGGGCCGTCCTGAAATCACCGCCAGAGCTGGCAGAGTCGGAGTCAGCCGCTATGGCCGGCGGGCCACCCTGCACACGCGTGCGGGCACTATCTTAGGGGGAGAGGTGCATTTCCGGTATGACTTCAGCAGCATCGAGCCTGAAACGCTGGAACTCTCGGACCTTACTGTGCAGGACAGTACCTCCCTGGCTGGCCTCTCCAGCGTAGACCTGGGTAGCGAGGGAATGTCCATCAACGAGTCTTGGCTCGGTGAGGACGAGCAGGTTAGCTTTCACGGTGTGCTAGCGTTCTCAGAGGGGTCTGAAGCCGAAATTGCCCCCTACCCAAGAAGTGTCTGGGTCCGGCTGGCAGGGGAGGGTTCCTCTTTCTCCTTTTGGGGCGGTGAGAATTTGCCGGGGCGAGCTGTTTTCATCACCAGCCTTCCTTCACCCAGTGCCACCCCCCCCACTTCTACGGACACGGCGGGCTTTAGCATGCTGGACCCTTCCTTGTTAAAGCGCTGCAGGCGCAAACGACGGTCCTGTTTTGCAGATGGCATTGTGGACGCGAGACAATCAGAAGTTCTATCTGCCCCCTGCTCCTGTGACAAAGGTGCTCAGTACTGAGGAGTATGTCCAGAGGCATGCCATTTATTACCATGCCAACACCGACCGCTTACTGTCTGTAGGACACCCGTATTTCCCCTATAAACAAAATAAGATAGACATCCCCAAAGTGTCTGCCAATCAGTACAGAGTCTTTGAGGTGACGCTTCCTAATCCCAACAAATTTGCTCTCCCTGATAGAAACATTCATAATCCGGAGAAGAATAGACTGGTTTGGGCCCTGAGAGCAGTGGAGGTAAGCAGAGGGCAGCCTATTGGAGTGTCAGTCACTGGCAGCCCAGTGTTTAACCGCTTGCACGACGTAGAAAACCCCCGAAAAAATGAAGGAGGAGCAGGAGGGGGAGCGGAGGACACGCGGGTCAACATGGCCTTTGAAGCTAAGCAATGCCAACTGCTCCTTGTGGGCTGCAAACCGGCATATGGGGAGTACTGGACATTGAGTAGGCCTTGTAATGGAGTGCAGCAACAAGATAGTCCTCCAATTGAGTTAGTGAGCACAGTCATTGAGGACGGAGACATGGGCGAGATAGGCTTTGGGGCTCTGGACTTTGGGACCTTGGCAGCTAATAAAGCTGACGTCCCATTAGACTTGGTGAATGCTATTAGCAAGTATCCAGACTACATCAAAATGAGCCAGGATCCTGCAGGAGATAACTTGTTTTTCTATGTTAGGCGGGAAACAGAGTATGCCCGTCACTTCTACACTAAGGCAGGTACCATTAAAGAGGCAATGCCAGACTCTGTGTTCATTAAAGGGAGGGCGAGCTCTGGGAGCTCAAATTATGTCTATGGCTGCAGCCCCAGTGGCTCTGTTGTGTCCACAGACACACAGATCTTCAACAGGCCGTATTGGCTGTTCCAAGCACAGGGCCAAAACAATGGTGTTTGCTGGCACGAAAAGATTTATGTGACCGTTTTAGACAACACCAGGGGAACCAATTTTTCGATTTCGGTGTCCAAAGATATGCGGCCTGTAGACAACTATCAGACCGACAAATTTCACCTTTTTTTGCGACATGCAGAAGAGTATGAGCTGTCTTTCATTCTGCAGCTTTGCACGGTGGCGTTAACGCCTGAGACAGTGGCGCACCTGCATTCTGTGGACCCTAAAATATTGGAGGAGTGGGAGATTGGGGTCAACCCTCAATTGTCGGCAGCTGTGGAAAACACATACAGATATAGCAGCTCCGCCACTCGCTGCCAGCTCCCACCGGTTGTGCCAGAGCCACCTCTCAACCCTCCAAACTATTGGAAAGTGGATTTGTCAGAGCGACTGTCTCTGGACCTTGATCAATTCCCCCTAGGAAGACGCTTTTTGGCGCAGATAGGAGGAGGACACAGCCGCAAACGAAAGGCTCCACCAAGCTCTGCCACCAGTACCCCCTCGAAAACAGCCAAACGCAGAAAGCGGTAGCTGAGCTGCTATTTGTAGCCCACATTTCTTTTCAATAAAAGCCTATTGATTACTTTGTTTATGCACATTTCTGCTTGCACCGCGCCCGGCAGTGGAATGTTCCTCATTACACATGATGAATCTTGCAAAAAGCAGCTCTTAAAAGCTGCTTGCACCTGGACATACTCCTGCCAGCGCTGGCAGCGGCCACATCCGCGGAAGCCAGGTAAGCCAAGGACGCGCACCCCAGGCGGTAAGTGTTCTTTTTCTCATGTTTTGTGAATTAATCTCTGCCTTGCTATCGCCCGCGATCTGCTGCATCATGAGGATAATGGCCCTCCGCCTGAGTCGCGGCCAGCGAGAAAGAGCTTCGTCAGCGTTCTTTTGCACGCCACCCTTTGAAAAATGGGGCCGAGCAGCGCCAACGGCTGTGGGCAAGCCCTACCACATTTTGGCGCGAACTTGGAAGCTGCCAAGAACAAAAAAACGCAGGCAGGTGCTCATTAGCATTTTTCTGCAGCTGCCAAGATGCTTCCTTAATCCCTAACAACGGCCAAGTTGCTGCAAGATTCTGCACAGTGAAGATTGTTATTAGGAATAATTATCTTCAGAGTTTGAAAAATGCTGAGCAACGCCCAGGTTTCCAACGGTCCTAGGCGGGCTGA